TTGGTCTGGTTGGCCGTGAAGACCACCTTGGCGGCGCTGTTCCCGTCCGCACTGGTCGAATTATCCTCGCAGTCGATCAGGACATTGCTGACCACCTGCCCGGCCGGAACGGTGACGGTGGTCGAGCCGGTCGTGTCCAGCGTCGCGACATTGCCGTTGATGCAATCGATCTCGAGAGCGGTTGAACTTCCCACAAAGACCGTCGTGTTCGCCGGCAGGGTCTGCGGACCAGGACTGATCACCGGGCTGCCGGACACCTTCAGCGGATAGGAACTCGTCCCGATCGTCGCACCCGCCGGAACAACCGCATCGTTAACCGTGTACTTTCCCAGCTGCGACGTGGTCATTGCTTCGGGCACAGTCAGGTTGATCGTCGTGGCCGGCGTGCTCGCCGCCTGCGCGGCCGCCGCCGCGCCGGCCGCATCGTACGCGCTCGATGCGGTGTACGCGGCCGTCCCGAGCGTGCCGCCGCCGCCGATGTTCAGGGTCGCGCCGCTCGTTCCGGCCAGGGTCAGCGTGCTGTTCACCGTCAGCGCGTCGCCATTGCCGATCGTCAGCGTGCCGGTCGTCGCCGCAATCGTCAGGCCATCGAGCACGGCCGTCTGCAGCTGGGGAAAGGTTCCCTTGCGCGTGGCATAGCCGGTCGGGCTTGCGCCGTTCACCTGCTCGACGATGATGTAATCGGTCGAATTGACCGACGAGGCCGGGGGCAGTCCGAACGGCGTGATCTGCGAATAGGTCTGCGCCTGGAGAAGGCCCGGCGCGAGCAGAGCGAGGAAGAGGAGGATATGTTTCATGGTGAGGTTAGGAGGGGTCGGGGGTGATGGCGTTACCGTCGTCCGTGCCGAGCACCTGGCCGGCATCGGTGATGATCGGGGGCGGATAGGTGATCTTGCTGACGACGCTCGCCTGGAAACTGATGTCGACCGTGTAGCTGCAGCCGTCCCGCTGCGATTCGAACGATTCCAGAACGGCGTTGGCGAACTGCACCGAAAAGCCGTCTTGCTCGAACTGGAGGATGCCCGACTGCGGCAGGCCCGAGTACCTGGTCAATAGATCCGCCATCGCCGCGCCCGGGCTCGGGAACACGGCGGGCATGATCGTTCCTTTGAGCGTGTGGATCCGGTTGCCGCGCGCGTAGGGCACCGCGTCCAGCGCGCGGATGAACTCCGCGATCTGCACGCGCTGCTTGCCCGCCGGGTCGAAGCCCATCACGCCGTCGGTCCCGCCGTCCTGGCGTTCCCGGGCGAGCACGACTCCGTCGAAGGTAATGACCATGATTCATGTCGGGCTGACGGCTTAGTCGATCGGCGTGGTGCTGATGGCGAAGAGCGGCTGAAGCGCGTTATTGACCAGGCTGCGCGTGGCCGACCACTTGAGCGCATCGATGCGGTTGTTGTCCGCGTCGAAGTTGAACGCGCCCTCATCCATCGCCGCGTTGTAGACCCGGGCGTAAAGGCCGGTGCCGATCAGGTTCAGGTTCTGCGCGCCGACGCTGTCGTCCGCGCCGATCTGCGCGTTCGAGCCCTGGATGTTCATCGCGGCGAGCACGTCGCTCTCGGCCATGCCGATCGCCTTTGCCGTCGCGGTCACGGTCAGGTCCGAGAACTCCATGTCGTAGATCCCGTTATTGGAGCTCCGCTTGGTCTTCAGGGTCAGCTGGAAGTCGAGCGTGAACCCGTCCTCCGTGTCGAAGCTGTCCCAGACGTTCGCGCGCGTGAACGTCCCGCCGCTGGTATAGGCGCCCGCGCCGGCGATCGCCGCCCCGCCCTGCGTTTCTGAGATGGTGAACGTCTCCGCCGTCGGCGTGGTCAAAACGAAGAACGTCCCGTTGACGGCCGTATCGCCCAGGACGCCAGCGATGGTCACCTTGTCGTTGACCTCCAGGCCGTGCGCGGCCTCCGTGGTGATGACGTCGGGTGTCGCGTCGCTGGTCTCGGTGATCGTCCCGGTCGGCACCGTCGTCGCCCACGAGGAATTGAACGGGCTGGTGATGACGTCGCTGTTATTGAGCGCGTCGCCGGTATTGGCGCGGATGAATGCGCCGTTGGCCGAGAACGCGGCATTGCCCGCGATCGGCGTGGTCGTCCCGAGCTGGTAGAGCGTGAAGGTGGTTGCGCTCGGCACCGTCGCCACCGTAAACGTGCCGTTCGCGTTTGTGTTCCCGCCCACGCCCGAGATCGTCACCTTGTCGCCGACGGCGAGAAGATGCGCGGCCGCCGTGGTGATGACGGTTGGGTTGGCGTTGGTCGCGCCGGTCACCGTGCCCGAGGGCACTGAGTAGGTCGACGCGGTGATCTGCACCAGGCCGTTCGGGTCGGTCACCGCCACGTTGCGCCCGCGAATCGCGGTGAACTCCATCTCGCCGATCGCGGTCTTCGTCGGGTCGGCCATGAACTGCGGGATCTTGGTCTGGGCCGTGCAGGGAAACGTGAACTTCAGGTTCTGGTTGTTCAGCGTCTGGATATAGAGCGGCGTATCCGTCGCGCCAAAGATCGAGGTGCCGGGCAGCATGGTGGCGTAGGCGCCGTAGGTGTCGCCGATCAGGTCCGCCGCGATCCGCCCATCCGGCGTATAGGATATCTTTATCGAAGTGTTCTTTCGACGCCGCGTGTAGGTGCCGATCGAGGAGCTTCTCAACTGGAAGGTTTCCTTCACGGGAGTGACCTTGATGCCGGTGGAAACGAGATATGTCACCTGGTTGCGGGTGACCAGGGCGGGGCCCTTGATGACTGTCGTGCGATCGATGGTTGGGATCATGAGGATGGGTGGGGTGGGTTAGTACTGGACGTTGATTTCGGGTGGGGTGGTCGGCGCGTAACCGGCCAGCCAGGCGCGGGCGCGCAGCAAGGTGCCGGGGGCGATATTGAGCTGCGAAAGCGCGTAGCCGTTGCCGGTGACGATCACCGTGCCGGCATCGGTCGTGATCACCGAGCCGTCGTCGGTGGTGATCGATTGCGCTTGGACAAAAAGATGCGAGGAAGGGTTGCTCGGGCTCGGGTAGGTCCCGTCGAGCGTGTAGAAGATCGCCGCCCCCGGCGTGGCGCAGGAAAGGACGACATTGCCGCCGCCCGGCGCCGACGGCGTGGCGACCAGGGGCGCGATTGCCGGCCGCGCGTAGGCAATGCCGGCGGCCGTCGCGAGTGTCACCTGCCAGACGTTGTAGTCCGCGTCGACGACCGGGATCGATTCGACGACGTAGTAGCTCTCGTTGACGCTCGGCGGGAAGAACCCGTGCAGGATCCCGCAGACGATGCCGCCCACCTGGCCCGAGGTGACGTAATTCTCGCGGTCGCGATTGACCGTCGGGTTCTCGTAGATCTTGACGACGACATAGATCTTGTCGAAGTACGGCCCGCGCTTCACCGGCTTGGTCACGTGCAGGGCCGGCTGCAGGACCAGGATGCCCAGGCCGATCTGGTTCAGCTTGTTCTGGATCTCGGTATCGATGTCCTTGGGATCGTCGCTCGTCACGATCGCCGAGCCGGAGGTCGACGGGATCGCCGCCAGGATAGGATCGGCCAAGAGCTCGTCGCGCGCGTCGTCGGCGAGCGACTTGAAATCGAAGGGCGCGCTCATCGCGGCCGCGCCTCCCGGCGCAGGTAAATGGAAAGCGCCTGCTGCGCGGCGGCGGCGATCTCCTCGGGCGTCGGCAGCACGCTCGGGTCGCCGTCCTGGTGCACATGCCGGTAAAGCCAGTAGACGACCGTATCCGGGCCGAAGGGAGGTTTCGGTCCCATGCCCCGGCGATTGCGCACCGTGCCCCGTTCCTGGAAGGCCTCGGTGCTCACCAGGGCCGGGTGCAACTCGCCGTTCTCGTCCTGGGCGAAGGCAAACTTGAGGCCGTCGAACTCCAGCGCCCGCTTGCCGTAGCCGACGGCGTTGCCCGGGATGGTGAGGAACTTGCGGCCGCCGATCGGATCAATGTCCCCGCCCAGGTAACGCTGGCGAAAACCGGTCTGCGTGATCGAGATGGAAACCGTGTTGCCGTCGACCTCCGGCGCCGTGATGCTCTGCGCGGCCGTGGCGTAGAAATGGGTCTTCGGCCAGCCCTGCTTGTTCGGCTCCAGGTCCTTCGCGCGCAGATGGTCGCCGACCACGCGCGTCAAGCCCATGCCGACGGCCTGCTTCGCCGCCTTGCTGTTGGCCGCCTGCTTCAGCCCGCGCATGACCGGCGTCGCATTTTCGCTGAAGGTCATGGCCACGCTCATGTCGTCTCCAGGAGTTGGTCGACCTCGGCCAGCCGCCGATTGGCGAGTCGGCGCAGCGGCGGGATGCCCATGTTCGCCAGGAGGGCCAGATTTCGCTCCGCACGCGCCCGTAGCGCGTCCGCGTTGGCCAGAGGCTTATCCGGTGTGGGCGCGGGCTTGGGCGCCTTAAAAACGAGCTTATCCTCGACGAGCTGGGCCACGTCGGAGAGATCCTGCTCCAGCACCTGGACCAGGTCCGATGACAAACCCTCCACGCTCGCCGCCAGGCCGTCGTTGAAATCGCGGTCCTGGTCCGGCTCCGGGGCGGGATCGTCGGCATCCATCACGCCGAGGGCGACCGCCTCGTCGTAATCGATCGGGCGCACGCCCATCCCGGAATTGAACTTGAAGGGCGGATAGGGCTGATCGAAATCGGAGATTTCCAGCCAGATAGGGTCGTTCACCAGGGCGACCATCCGGCCCGTCTCGCCCGCGTCGGTCGCGCTCGTCTCGTCGCCCAGCTCGTCGGCAGCCTCGTCCCAGATCTCGAACCATTCACGCGGCACCACGCGCGCCTCGAACCGGACGAGCTCCTGTGCCGGGAAGGCCATCAGCGCGCCTTCCGTGTTCGCCTGCAGGAACTGGCCGAACCCGCGCGCCATCGACACGTTCGTATTGAGCATCAGGTTCAGGCGCCGGTTGCTGCCCAGGTCGCGCAGGCCTCCGGCCGCGCCGGCGCCGGGGCGGTACTCGATCGTGTCGAGCATGTCTTTGAGCTTCACCCGCTCGGTCGCCAGGTTCGTCTCTCCGGCAACGATGGAATAAACACCGTTCCAAAAATCCTGAACGATCTGCGCGTTCACCACCCGGGCGGAAAAAAACGACCGGGCGCGCCAGGCGGCCGGAAGCCGACTCAGCTGCGCCGAGCTTAAGCCAGTCCCTACGACGTTTTTGTCGCGAAGGAACTTCGTCGCGACGTCATCCGGGATCGGTTCTTCGGTCGTCATAGCCCCCTCATTTGCCGGTGCGTGTAGCGGCGCCGGTCGGCGTGAATGACGGTGATCGGCGCGCCGCGTTCCTGGTCGTCCGGCACCATCGGGTCCGGCGGCATGGTGATCACGACCTCACCCCGGGCGACGCGGACCAGGTACGAGCGGGCATTATCGGCCGCCTTCTTCTGGTCGTCGCTCAGCTTCAGCTGTGGGATGCGCAGGGAAATCGCCTCGACCAGGAGCGCCATGGTCGGCGACTTGAGATCGGGCGGGATGCTCAGCGGCGTCTGGCTGACCAGGTTGCGGATATTGCTGCGGATCTCGCTGCGCACCCGGTTGACGACGTCGGTCATCACGGCCGTGAACGTATCCGCCTGGCCCGGCGCGAGCGCGGCCGTGCGCATAGCGGTCGCCTGCGCCCCAACGAGGTAATCGTTGAGATCGGTCGCCTGCAGCGTGATCCAGGGTTCGGAAGGTTGGGGCATCGTGGTCGAAGAAGTGGAGATTCAAGGGAAAGCCCCGCACGTGCGGGGGCGGGGCTTTCGGGTTGAATCGCCTGGTTGGCTTTAGCTCACCGTGAGGGAGGCCACACCGATCGTGCTGGTCGCCACAATCCGGCTGTAGAGCTCGACAAAGATGTCGACGAACTTGCCGTAATTATTGACGTACACGCGGTAGGGGCCCGACTCCGTCGGCGTCGTGAAACGCTTGAAGTTGGTGGGGTCGTCCTGATCCACGCCATCCATGGCCAGGAACATCAGAACCAGGTTGGAGAGCAGCCGCGCCTTCGAGGCCGAGCTCGCCTGGTACACCGACCGGCTGATCATCGCCGAGTCGAACGTGGTGATGTCCGCGACCTGCTGGGGAGTGAGGGACCGGCTGCCGAACCGGGCCGCATTGCCATCCAGGCCGAGACCCTTGAACCGCTTCGTCCACGCGTCCTTCGCGTAGAGGAGCCGGTTGGGATAGATGCCCTGCACGAGCTGGGCCGCATCCGCCGCCGCCATCACATCGCCCTCGGGATCGGGATAGACGTAGGGGCCTTCTCCCGTCGCCGCCGACCAGGTCACATTGGTGTTCACCGCTGCGGCGACCGCCATGGTCACCGTGCGCACCGCCTCGTTTCTCCAGAGCCGGCGCAGGATCTTCGCCACGATCCGCTGCTGAAACACCGTCGGGTCCTCCAGGTAGGTCCCCTGGCTCACGCCCAACCGGGACACATAGTCCATGTCGTAGCGGAAGCCGAGGCCCTTGTTCAACGTATTGTTGAACTGGGTCGAGCCCGAGTAATCGATGCGCTTGAACTCGGCGCCGATCGCGCGGATGTCGTCCGCCTCGGTGTAGAACTCTTCCGCGTTATTGTGCTGCTTGAACTCGAAGAGCCGGCCGACCTGAACATCGGGCGAAAGGAAGTTCACCAGGGCCTGGTTGTTTTCCGGGTCCCTGTAGCCGACGGAATAGTAGGTCAGCGGAACGCTGAACGTCTCATCCGTCATCAGGGCTTCGTTGGCCAGGCAGATCTGGCCCACGCCGGCTTCGGAATAGCTCGGGATGGGCGGCAGGACGAGGGCGTTACGGTCGAGACCGTGGTTATTCGGCAAACGCATCGTGCGTCCCCGATCCGGTAGCTTGGTAGCTGTCGTTTTCATTTGGTTTTCGTTTTTGCTCCTTTCGGGGGTTAGCTGTTCACGGCGCGGAAGACCGCGACGTTGTACTTGGTGTTGCCGATCGAGGCCGCCGCGCTAAGCACGACGTTGATCTGGCCCGCAGCGGCCTGTGCCGTTGTGATCGTTTCTGCGCCGTGCTGGGTGTTCAGCGTGACGACAATGAAGTCGCCTACGAGGAGCCCGGCGATCGGCAGGACGTCATCGACGCCGGCCACCGTCGCGGCCATGACACCGGCGAAGATCGGCACGAAGCCCGAGCCGGGCTTGGGCAGGATCGGGTCGAACTCGATGTTGTCGCCCGCGACACCCGCTTGCAGGGCGCGGCCGAAGACATAGAAGCAGCCCGCCGTGTCTGCGGGAAGCGTCTTGGCATAGCCATTCGCGTCGCAAACCAGCAGGTCGCCCAGGGCCACGTTGCTATTGATCGAAACGAGCTGCGTCTCGATCGTCGCGCCGAAGAGCTGAACGAGCAGCGGAATGGTCAGGTCGGTAAACGTGTTTCCGCCGAACGATCCCCGGTCGGTGCTGTCGCCGAAGATCCCGATCGGGATGTCGCCGACGCCGGCGATCGTCGCCTGGCCCACCGTCCCGGTGTTCTTGGCCAGGAGATAAAGCCGGGTGCCATTCGTCGCGTGCGGGATCTCGACGGCCGGAAGCCGGCTGATCTTGCCTTCCTTGTGCCGGCCTTCCGCGATGTTCGCCAGGAACATCGGCTCGCCGCGCGGGACGAGCCAGCCGAAGAGCGAGGCTTTCCAGCCGGTGCGCGTCTTGCGCAGTTGCACGCGCTGAACTAGGTCCAGCGGCGGGGCAACGAAGCGAGTGCGGATACAGCGGGTTTTTCGGAGCAGCTGCCAGAAGAACAGCAGCCCGACCAGTAGAACCATCAGACTAAGCAGATGAGGTAACATGGGGTTTTCCTTGGGGTTGGTGCTTCGGGCTTACAGGTCCGAGGCGGGTTTGGTTTCGTCGAGACGGACATCGACAGGGATAGACGCCGGCCGATCGGAGATCGGTACCTGCCGGGCATTCGAGGCGACGCCGGCCGTGGCGATCGCGTCCTCGCGGTCGACCTGGGCGGCCTCGAACACGGCGCGGACCACGTCGACGCCGTGATCGTGCTCGATCTGGCGCCGCGCGGTGTCCTCGGCCAGGTCGCGCGGGATGCCGGCGAGCACCTTGGATTCGACCAGCTTCCGGTAGTGCGAGCGGACGCGCACGTGCAGCTCGACGACGGGACCGGCGCCGCTTTTGATGTTGTCCACCGCGTGCGTGGCGTGCGGGTCTTCCGGGGCCGTGGCGTTCTTTTTGATGGTAGTGATAGTTTTCATGGGAATAGTTTTTCTGGGTTGGTTCTGGATGGATGGGCTGGCCGGTTATTTCTTCGCGGCCGGCTTCGGTTCGAAGAGCGATTTGTGCAGGCGCTGCACCGTGGTGAAGGCGAGGTCGTAATCCCCTCCGTTCTTGGTCATCTCTTCGTTGACCAGGCTTTGCACCTTGCCCCGGCGTTCGGTTTCGGTCACATGGGCGCCGCTGTTGTCGTTGGCCAGGCCGACGGACCGCGCCGAGGTATTGAGCTTCTTCTTCTCGCCCTTCAGCGCTTCTTCCGCTTCCTCGAAGTCGTTGGCGAAGCGTCCCTCCCAATCGGCTTTCGTCGCCGCCAGGATCCGGCCTTCGGTCATGGCGTTGGCGATCAAGAGATCGGCGCTCTTCTTTTGCGCCGCCGCGATCTTCTCGTTGGCGAGGCGAAGCGGCTCCTGGCCCGTTTCGTCCTTCTGTTGCGCACGGCGCTCATTGGCCAGGGCGGGCGCCGGCGTCGTGGTCGCATCCTCCTCATCGTTGGCCATCGACATCGCCGCCATGTGAGCGTCGTGCGCCTTTTCCAGGTCATCGTCGCTGGCGTCGGCGAGCTCGGGCTTGCCGATCGCCATGGCGGTTTTACGCTTCCAGTAATCGGCCGGCTTGCCCGCCGCCTTCTCGTTGGCCAGGGCACATGTTTCTCCGCGCAGAGGCCCCACGAGTAGGGAGGCCGCAGCGAGGACCATTAACTTCATTCTTTTCATTTTTGGTTTCCGTTCGTTGGGGGTTGTCTGACTAAGAGTTTTTGCGCCCCATCCACGAGGCCACCCGCGCGGCGAGCGGCACGCGGGGAGTTGAGGGCAGCGGGGGCGGAGCGGCCCGGGTGGGCAGCGGAGGCGGTGAAGCGGCCGTCTTCGGCGGCAGAGGGGGAGTTTTTGCCCGAGCAGCTATGCGCGCTGCCGTCGACACTTTCGCTTTGCCCGCAGCTGCCTTCTTCGGCGCTGCCTTTTGGCGAGCAGTTTTCGCGGCGACCTTGGCGGCCACCTTGGAAGGACCAGGCTTGGACGCCATGGCCGCGCGCCGGGTGATCCAGCCTTTCTTCGCGCCCTCGCTGTTGCCGACGTTGGCCAGGACGAATTGCGCGCTGACAAAATCTTCCTCGAAATGGGAAATCCACTCGGCGCGGTCCGATTCATTCAAGACGCCGCGCTCGATGGCGTTGGCCACCAGAAACTCGGCGGCCGCTTCCTCGCCGGTTGACGAAAAGTCATCGCCGTCGGCCGCGTTGGCCAGGGGGATGACGTCGATATTCGGATTGTTCGTGAAGCCGACGCTCTTGAGTAGCGTGGGGCGGATGACGTTCCGGCCGTTGGGCAGCTTTTCGCCGGTGTCCTCGCCCCGGCTGAAGAAGGGTGAGAAGAGCTTGAACGACTTGCCTTCGATCAGCTCCTTGCCGCCCGGGTTCCAATCCACCTTGGCGTAGAGGCCGTCGTCCCGATTGGCCAGGTCCTTGATCCAGCCGTAGCTCTTCGAATCGGGATACTTGACCGGATCCAGATCGGGATGGCCGATGTACCAGGGCAGCCCGACGAACGCGCGGGCCAGCTTGGCCGCCACGCTGTTGAACTGGTCGACCAGGACCTTCGCGGCCTCGTTGTCGAGGCGCTGCACCACGCCGACGGGATAAAGCACCTTACCGTTTTTCTTCAGCGGCTTGCCATCGCCACCGAGCGGCCCGGAATGCGGATAATCGCCGTAGGGCACCAACTGGATCCAGCCGTCTTCGCTCGGAGCAAAATCGTTCGCGAGCAGGAAGGCGCCACGGATATTGGTGTCTGCGTGGTTGGCGAGAAGGGCGATAAACTGGCGGCGGAAAGGAATGGGAACGGGTTTCATTTGGCGGGTGCTTTCTGGGTGACTTCGCCCAAAAGGGCGGTGGCGATAGTGCTGGAGAGCTGCGGGACGATCTCCGGCTTGACGTTCATTTCCTTAAGCAACGCCGGCAGCGATGCCCTGAACCGGTCGATCGAGCCGGCCAGCTGGTCGTCCGGGACATCGAGCGCGCGGCGGTAGTGCTCCGCCATCGGCTGCAGCGTCAGGGCGAGGCCGGCGGCGATCTCCGGCTTGGAATTGACAATCAACCTGGCCATCTCGGCCTCGCCAGCATCATGAACAATCCCGACAGCTTTGATGTTCGCCAGGCCTTGCGGGATCTGCTCCGGTTGCTGCGGCGCGACCAGGAGGGCCTCGCCCGGCCTCGGTGCGACCCGGCCGTAACGCTTGTAGGCGTCGTCCACGCCCAGGGGAGCGCTCGACCCGATCAGGAACTGGTCGACGGCGAGATCCTGCGCGGTCGCCTCCTTCGGCGGCCGAATGATGGTGAAGCGCGCCAGCGGCTGGTCGTCGCCAAATTGGTTCTGGATGACGTAACGGTCGACGTTCATCCGCAGCGTCTCGCTGATCATCTCGACGTCGTCGTCCAGGATGATCTCCGCCTCGTCCTCCTGCCGGTTGGATCCGCGCCCCTGGGACTGCTTGCCGCTGGATTGCGTGGAAAGGTCACCCCCGCGCCAGAGCGAGGCGATCGCCGCGTTGATCAGCTGGACCAGCGGTTCGTAGGGCAGATTTGCCTGGGAACCTTTCAGGTCCAGCGCCTCGATCGATTCCGAAGTGTTCATCACCGCCGCGTAATCGGCCGCGATCGATTCCACCGCCGCGACCATCGCGGTCCACTGCGGCGAGTTTTGCGAGGCGTTGGTCTTGCCCAGGAAAGCCGGCATGCCGTTGCGTTCGCAGTAGGTCACCCAGTCGCGCAAGGGCAGCGTCTTGAACATGTAGGCGATGCAGGTCGCGATCATCAGGCCGTCGCCGACCGTCACCATCCACCCGCCCTCTTCCAGGTCCAGGCCGTAGGCTTCGCCCTCGGTCGGGATATAGCGCAGCTTTCCGGTGGTATTTTCGAAGAACCAGATCGGCACCCAGCGCATCTGCGCGGTCAGCGATCCGTCGGCTTGGGGCTGCCAGACGATTTCATGGACGGAGTACTTTTTCCCGACCGCATCCATCATCTGCTTGATCAGCAGCTTCACGCCGCCCTGTTCGTTCTCGTCGATCGCGCTGGTCGTGGAAAGGTGGCTGTAAAAGTATTCCAGGGCCGCCTTATGCTCGGCCGCCGTCGCCTTGTCCGAGTCCGCCAGGTCGTCGATCACCTCGATCTGATAATCGAACCGAGCGACCGCCTTGCGCCGTAAAGCGGAGACCAGGCTGACCTTGTCGTCCCTTTCCTGGATCGCGTCCCAGATCAGCGTGATCTCGCGCAGCCAGCCGATCTTGAGCCGGTCCAGATAATGGCTGAGCAGCTCGGGCGAAAGGTTGCGGATGGGGTTGAAGCGCGAACGCAGGTACATCTGCACCCGCGCGGCCGGCACATCGGAAACTGTCTTCTCCGGCGCCGGAACCGGCGCGGCAGCCTTGACCTTGGGCTTGGCCTTCTTCACGCCAGCCTCCGTTGACCAAAGCGCTTTTTCTTGAGCGCGCCGCGCTGCAGTTTGAGCGACTGATACGCGAAGGGTGCCAGGTCGCCGGCCGCGCGGATCGCCAGAGCCAGCGCCGTGCACCGGTCGCTGTGGCCGTCCCGGGTGCGGGGCGCCCAATAATCATATTCGCCGTTGCTGATGATCTGCTCCATCGCGTGCAGGTCCTCCCGCACGGCAACCGAGCTGGGGATGCGAAGCTTGGTCGGCGCCTCGAACTTGCGGCGCAGGTTGGGGAAGATCTGCCGCTTGAACTTTTTGGTGAAGGTGCAGAGCTCGACCTTGCCGAAGGTGTGGCCCTCCGGCTTGTGCTCGCCGAAATCGCGGACGGCATAATCGCCGAAGCCGATACCGGGCCCGGTGTAGTCGACGCAGGTCAAGGACGAGGCGCGGATCCGCGACTTGAGGATCTCATTCTGCAGTGGCGTGGAGGTGTTCTCCAGGACCAGCACTTCCCGCGTCCAAAGGATGTCTCCAATCTGCTCTAGCGTCCAACAGACGGTCGGGTCGCTCGTGCGGCCGAAATCGATGCCGCAATAAATCGGATTGTGAAAACCCTTCAGGAAAAACTCGTGATCAATGACCTCGTTGGCGTCGAAGCTCTCCGCGAGCTGGATCAGATCGTACGGGAGCAGAATGTTCGAGCCGTCGAGGAACTCGTTCATTTCCTCCTGGGCGAATGCCAGGGGGTCGTCGAGCGCAGCTTTCAGCTCCTCGATGTCGACTTCGAGACCGCCGGCGACGGCGTCATAAATATTCGTGGCGTGGCAGCTCCAGACCGGCTTGGTGCCGGGCGGCACGTTAAAAAAGTTTTTGTCGAGGATCTCGTAAAACTTCGCCCCCCGGCCGCTCTTGCCGTTGGCGGAGCTCGCGATGCGCGCCTTTTTTAGCCCGCCCCGCAACGGATTGGTAATGGAGGGCAGTACCGCCTTCCAGGTCGCGGCCGCATCCTCGAAAAACGCAAACTCAGTCATGAACACGTTCGCGGAAAAACCGCGCACCGTCTCGGGGCGACCCGGAACGGCAATGACACGGCTGTCGTTGCCGTAGGTGATCGTCGCCGATTTGATCAACGCGCCGGGCGTATCGCGCTCTTCCCGGTAATCCTCGATCGCCAGCTGATATGCCTCGGTCCACTGCTTGACCTTGTCGAGCGACTCGAGACTCTGGCGCTCGGAGGGCGAGGCGATCAGCCAGGTATTCTTTGGCGTCACCATCGAGTCGCGCGCAATCTCCTCGCCCTCGGTGAAGTCCTTGCCGATCTGGCGCGCCGCCAACCAAGCCTTGAAGCGCGACTCGTCGTCGGCGTACCTGCGCTGGTAGTCCAGCAACATGTCGCGCGGAGAAACCGGAGACGAAACCGTCATGCCGCCTTCCCAAAGATCTGATTGATCCGCGCCTTCTTCTCTTCCGGAGACAGCTTCGCGTCGTTGTTGACGGTCTTTATTTTCTCCTCGCGCTTCTCCATCAGCTCCAACTTGCGGACAGATACATCGACCTGCTTGCCCTTCAGGTCCTGGTCCTGACGCTTCAAAAGCAGCGTCATAATCGACTTCACGTCCTTGACGTTGAGATCCCGCGCGCTCGCCAGTTCGAACGACCAGCGGCTGAGCAGCTCGATCGTCGCCGCATCGAAGTCCGCTGGATTGCTCTCCATTTCCTTGCGCACACCCATCGCCAGCTTGGCGGCACGCTGCCGACGCTCCAGCAACGCAAGCGAGCAGTAGTGCTGGTAGAACTCGCTTAAGGCGCGCGTGCTGGTCTCGATGTAGAACGGAGCCTTTTCGAGCAGAAGGAGACACTTCTCGTACGACATTCCGCCCATCAGCCACTTCACGATCTGAAGCGCTTGCTCGTCGGGCAAATGATCCAGCTTGGAATCGCTGCGGGGCTTGCGCATTCATGCTCCCCTCAGCCAGGCGCGACCGGCGCCGGTCAGCCGCCACTTCAAGGTGTTGTATTCTCGTTGGCTCAGGCAGAGCTTTTCCTTCTCCATCTGGTTCAGCTCATGCGTCATTTCCGCGAAGCTGAAGACGTTGGCCGCCTTGTTGGTCGCCTCGATGAAGAGCACCTCGGGATCGATCAGATAGAACTCCGGGTAGGAGGCCATCGCGTGCATAATCGCCTTGCGCAGGTTCATCGCATGTGCTCCCGCCAGCCGTCGACGCGGCCCTTCAAATGGAACAGCTCGCGACCGTGCGAATCGACTCGCTCGTGAATCCGGAAGACTTCAAGGTCGATATGCGCCCGGAGATCGACCATCCGCTTGATCATGTCCTGGTCCATCTGCGCCAGCCGCGCCAGGAGCGCGTCCTGCAACATCTCCAGCTGCTTTTCCATCGCCGGCTTGGGCATCAACAGCTTCGCGACATGAATGAGCAGCGCCACAATCGCCAGGGCCGCGATCGCGTTCTCCAGCCAGTTATCGAAGCCGGCCGCGATGTGGATTTCTTGCGCAAAGACCATCAGACGGTCTCCTTTCCGGCCGCTGCGATGGCAATCGCTTGACGGTGGACGGCGGCCGCGCCCGGACTGTCTTCGACCCAAAAAGCCCGCACGCCGACAGGCGCTTTGCACACGCTCTCGCTGGTCCGGCCGGCAGGCGCGGCCAAAAAGGTTTTTATGATGGCCCTCCCGTCGGGAACGAGGAAACGGGCAGGATCAATCCATCGCAGGTGACGATGTCGTCGGTCTGCAGCCCGAGCGCTTCCTGGCCGCCTGGCGACAAGTCCAGAATACGGCCGGTGTCCGGCGTCGATTGTCCGTCGATAATCGTGCCGTCCCCGGGGCCGAAATCGACCGGGCGGCAAAAAATGGTCGCCGTCTTGGAGCTGACCTTGAGATAGGACCGGCGCAGGACCTCGCGCGGATATTGCGTGTAGTCCCACCGCATCGCGCAGTAGAACGCGTCGGGATTGAGGCTGCGGGCCACGCCCATCCCGATCGGCAAAACGCGCAGGAAGAGGTGCCGGAACCACCAGTGCACGAGATCTTCGAGCTCGATCAAGGCCAGGCCTTCGGTCAGCCCGACGCCATGATCGTCCGGGCCGCCGAAGCACGATTGCTTGCCGGTGACGGGAAAGGTCACGTCTTCCTTCCTCCAAAGACGTCGATGGAATCTTCGTTGCGCCCGCTCATGGAGGCGTGCAGCTCCATTTCCATCTGCGGCTTGTTGCCGGCAAAGCGGTAGAGCCCGTTCGTCTCCATCACGATGTCGCGGTGCGGATCGAATTGGTGGCGCTGCATCGCGTACCAGCGCGTCACATGCCCGCGCTGGAACGAGTTGCCGTGCCAGTGGTGGAACACCGTGCCCGGTACGTAGCCGACGTTCGTCCCGAACGCCTCGGCGCGCTTCGCCCAGATCCGGACCAGGTTGACAAACTGCGGCGAAAACTCGGTGATGGTTTTGTGGTTGGAATCACCCTTCGACCAGTAGCCGCGCAGCGAGTTCGCCATGTAGGTGTCGGCGCTGCCCGACACGCAGAAATCCATCAGGCCGCCGACCGTGTCGAGCGCCGCGCGCGTCGCCGCCCAGGCCAGGCCGGGATGGCCGCCGGTGCCGTTGGCGTAGAAATCGGGCGAGATGGCCCGCGTCTCCACGAACTCTCGGAAGGCCGATTTGCAGGTCCACTGCGCATGCTCCTTAGGATCCAGATTTGTCGCCTCGCCGAACATCTGCACCACCGGGTAATGCTCCAGCAGCTGCATCGTTTCCTGCGCCCAGTCCGACCGCGTGAAGGTGACGTCGGCATCGATCCAGGCGATGAACTTCGCCTCCGGGACCATCTGGCAAAGGCGCTGGATGCCCAGGTTGAGCGCCCGTTCCTTGTGCCAAAGATCCGACCTGGTGCGCAGCTGGATGTTCCAGGGATTGGCCGCCGAGGTGACCTCGAAGGGCCGATCGCCCAGGGCGATCTCGACCGTGAGCAGCTGCGCCCCGCCGTCGGCCACCATCTTCTCGAACGTGCGGTAAAGACGGTAGCGGGCCTGGTAGCGGCGCGGACTGAAGATCACCGTCACCACGTAGAGCTTGTCCGGGTGCGGCTGGATCGGCGGGACCGAAAACGGCGCGTGGGCGGCGGGCAGGCTCAAGGGTTCTCCTTCTTGATCTCGTCGAGCTCGATCTCCGCCTGGTGCAACTGCTCGCGGTCCTCGTCGATGCCGGCCTGGCGAAAAGTGATGTCGGAATTAACGCTGGAGATTGTCTCTTCCAGCCGATCGATCCGGGCCTGGGCGGGCGTCTCGCGCGGATAGACGAAAGCCCAGATCGTGGCAGCCACGAAGGACGCAAGGAACGCACATCTGAAAAGCCCCCACTTCATAGCCCCGCCTTCTGCAGCAGTGAATCGACCGGGAATTGATTCGGGTTGCGGCGATATTTTTCGAGCCAGCCCAGGTAGGTCACATGCGCGGTATCCATCCGCCAGAGCGCGTTGCCGTATGCATCCGCCCAGGGCGCCAGCCCGTCGTCCGCGTGCAGCGCCACGGCGTACTGCGCGAAGAACCGGACGGCGTGCTGGTAGATCAGGACGTTGTACTCGGCGCGCTTGGCCGGCGTGATCACGCCGAAGACGACGCCCTGGATCGCCGCGCCGCCGACCTCGCTCTTCCCGTCGGGCGTCAGCCAGGCGCGATCGTCGTGGTAGCCCAAAAAGCCGCTGTTATTCTGCGGATACTGCTGGGGCGTGGTCGCGTCGGGATCGTTGACGGAAGAGCGCGCAAGGTTCGGCGTCCGGGTGCCCACGCAGCCCGCGAGCGCCAGACACAGAAGCAGGGCGCCAAAGCGGGTGGGCGTCATTGCAGGTCCTCCTGAGTCGCCGGCGTGTTCGCCGACTCCACATCGGCCTTCACCTTGTCGTCGGCCGAAACCTGCTTCTGGTTCGCGGCCGCCGCCTGCATGGCCGGCGTGTTGTTCGCCGAATAGCGATTGCTCCACCAGCTCCAGACCCAGCCACCGGCAGCGGTGAGCAGGGCGAGGCCGGCCGAAATAGTTGCGGCGGTAATCATGGCGGCCTTTAGAGATCGAGGCAGAGCAGGTGTTGGCGCGGCGGAAGGAAGTTCAGGCGCAGGCGCAGCTGCGCGGTGACGGGCGCATACTGCGCCGTCGCATCGCAGATCCCTTTCCCTATCGCATGCACGTCATCGCCAAAGACGGTCGCGACGTAGGCCGTCACCGACGGGTTGCTGGACGAAGTCGCCAGGCTGGTCACGTAGGTCCGGGCCGCCCCGATCAGCCCGTCGAGCGATGTGCCCAGCTGCGCAAGCGTCGCCGCGCTCGCCGTGGTCGAGGCGTTCGCCTTCGCTCCGGAAAAAATATCGTCGACCGCGCCCGCGTTGATGCTGCCCGAGGGCAGTGCCTCCATCTCCTGCCCGCAACCGTACAAGAGCAGCCCGTCGGTCTGCATCGTACTCGATTGCTTGATCAGGAGCGCCATTGCGCCCGAGGTCAACGCGCCCGAGCCCGATTCAATCCCGGCCAGGGCGGCCGGCGTGTCGAGCGCAGCCGCGCCGAGCACGACCTTCGTTTCCGTCGTGGTCAAAGCCGGCGTGAAGTTCTCGAACTGGCTGGGGAGCGTTCCGGCGCAGCCGGTCAGGGCCGAGCCCGCGACGCCCAGGACCAGGAGAATCGACAGCCCGCGAATCGCCGAGGTGGGGTTGGCCGGCGGAGTGGAAGGCGGCGTCGGGCGGACGGCCAAGGGCTGCGCGGCCCGGAACCGGCCGACGATAATGCCGATGACGGCGGCGAAGCTCGCCACGCCGTTCATCAAGGGCGGCAGCGCGTTGATGATGTTCGCGACCGACAGGCTCAGCGGCGCGACCAGGTCGGCCAGGGTGACGCCGTGCTGCTGCGCTTGCTGGATGAGGAAAAGGAGCGCAGCGCTCCAGATCGTCGTCGATTTGTAGAACGGCTTCGTGGGCATGCCGTGATAAAATCACGGAGCGGCCCTGGAGCGTTACCCACCTATTCCGTCTATTCGCTCTGTCCCTGTTTCTTTGTCAAAAGGTTCTGAACTCCGTCGGCCAGGTCGAAAAAAACGCCGCACAAAAGTAAGGGAAATATTCCCGCCAGGGACACTCCTGCTGCCACAAAGAACGGAAGTCCCCTGTCGGGATTGTTAGCGCCCGCAATGAGACATCCGATCGCCGCAAGTCCCTGAAGCACGATCAAAACCATGCATGTAATTCGTAGCTTGGGGTACCTCGTTCTCCTGCGCAGGTCCAATCTCTGTGCTGCAGAATCGGCAAGCAGAAGGTTCTGGGCGCGGACTTCATCTCTCCGGATCTGATCCCACGGGTCGAGCGGATCTATATCTTTCTTCTTTAAGGGAAGAGGCGGAGGCGCAGCGTCTCTTTTTAAAACGGCCCATACCTGCCATTCCTCCTGAGTCTCTCCGCGCACAGACGTATGAAGATCGATAACACCGGATGCTTCCAATGATTGCAGCTCAGTGATCGCGACCGGACCGCGAACATCACCCGACCCGGGATAATAATAATACCTGCTCATCGTTGTCCTTTCACATTTTGATGACTTGTTTGACCGGATGCATCCAAAGAAGATCTTCGCGCGGCACTGTGATATCCCGGTACGCCGGATTATAGCTGCTCAGCGTGACCGTGCGCAGGTCACCGCTATGATGCATGAGCTTGAAAAGCACTCCCTGATCGCGGATGTGCGCGACGACACGATCTCCGTTCCTGGCCGGATTGCGCGGAGAAACAATCACGATGTCACCAGGTGAATACTTCGGCTCCATAGAATCGCCCACGATGCGAAGACCGTACGCCCTCGGATCGTCGCCGAGATAGGCCACTTCGTCTTCCCACTCGCCCGGGAGCATCTCAAAGTCGGTGGCCATGCCGGCCTGGACCATGGAGTAGACCCGCACGCGCCGAAGCTCTATCAGGCCTGGAGCAACATTTTCGTGCGGATGAGCGGCCTTCTTCGACGATGAATAGTGGGCAGGCGCCTCCGCCACCTTCCGAACCCGCGCCTCCTCTTCCAGCAGGGAAAGCTCTTTTAAAAACCGCTTGAGCGGATTGCTGTTACGACCGGTTTCCAGTCGAGAAATGTAATTTCGCGAGAAGCCAATCCGGTCAGCAAACTGGATCTGGGTTAACCCAAGCGCGTCCCTGGCACTTTTAATTCTTTGCGAAATACTCATTTTTCCTATTGACCACTATTCAACACACTGGTAACTATGGAGCATTCGCTCAGAGCAACTGCTACTCCAATGACCACTACTGCGCAAGGCAAAACCAGCGAGGACATCAAGATCCAGCTTTATCGTCGCGGCCTGACGATCACCGATCTGGCCAAAAGGCTACGCCCTCGCCGGCACCGCAACACGGTGAGCCAGGCTATTCACCATCCCGAGTATTTCCCCAAGGTCCATCGCCAGATCAAGGCGTACCTGGAAAGGGCCGCGTGAAGGACGCATATCATCGCGTGGCGCTACGCGCCCTCAGCACGGCCGCCGGCCTTTCGATCGAAGAGCGCGCGCAACTACTCGAAGACGCCTCTCTTCTGCTCCTCCCCCCCCACGCTGGCGCGGCCAGAGACACCGCGCGTGCCATACGTCGCTCCATTCGCATGCAGCAAGACTTTTTCTCCAGCCTCAAATGAGCCCGAAAAACGAACTCGATTTTGAATTTCACATCCCGACGGGACGACAGCAGTTCCGCGTGTGGGAAGTGGCCGAGATTATATGCCACTCGAGTCGCCACGTGGAGCACCTCATCGAGGAGGGTGCGTTTGGGCCGGTCATCGATGCTCGGCGCAAAAAGGCGAAAAAGAGCTCGGCGGTGATCACGCGCGCCGGCCTCGTCAAATTTCTGAAGGAGAGGAAACGCTAATGTCTAATTTCAACGTCATCTCGTCAGAGCAAAAGCAACCAGCGACAGCAAGGCTATGGTCAGGCTGGTATTGCAAGCCACTTCGCTGGGTCGGATCCACCACGCCGGCATTATGGCGAAAGGCCCGCTACGCGGATAGGTGCCTGAGGCGGCTGCTTGTTTCAGCGCCGCTGTATGCATTGCCGATAGCTGACGGACCGTCTTTGTCGCCATGTGCGGCTCGCCAGATAACGCGATTGTTCCGCTTAGGATACCGAGTCCTCCCGTTATCCACGCCAGGTGAAGAAAAAATAGCGGAGTGCCCGAACTGCCGGCGCCTGTGTTCAGAGCTACAAGAACTGATAAAGCACCGGTGGCCATCACCAGAACCTGGCGAAGGTGGACATAGCGAAGCGTATCTCGACGCTTCGCGGCTTCTATCAGCTCTTGAAACTGCTTCGGCGTCACCTGCCCAGCCTATCGCCGCGCCCCCCCTCCACAACGCCTAACTCCTATATGTCCAATTTCAAATCGATCGAATGCGCGGGCGGCTGCGGGAAGGAAAGGGAAGTGGCGCGCAACGTCGAATCCTGGCGCTGCCTCAGCTGCATCATGGAGAACCGTCCGGCGGATTATCACCGGCACCGAGAGACGCATCAGCCCGATCCGGCCGAGCAGCTCGAACTTGGGGAGGGGCAATCGTGAACCTCGTACCTGTCCGTGTCTACACCGCCCTGGAATCTTCGCTCCGCGCGCTGGGCGAAATGGGCGAGACGACCCTGGTGACTGAGATCGACGGCTACGTCTATTTCATCGAGCGCTCCGACCAAGGCTTTCGGGCTTCGATCGCGCACCAGGACACCGCGCTCGGCCGCACGTTGATGGATTCCGCGCAAGCCACCGGAACCGAAGTCGAATTCGCCAACGACCTTCCCGCTCGAATTATTTTATGAACGAACAACTCGCTCTTGCTCCCGTCGTGGAGCTGCTCTCCGTCCGCGATGTCGCCACGCTGCTGAAGCTGCAGCCTCGCGCCGTTCAGCTGCGCATGGCGAAGATCGCGCCGGCGATGCGCGATGGCATCCGTGTCTGGGCACTCGATCAATTCCCGGCCGACTACCAGGAGCAGCTCCGGTTCGTGAAGAAACGCAGCGGGCTCTGGACGCTGGCGGAGGTTCTGCACCAGGTGTTCCAGGCGAAGACGCATTGGAAGCCCGACTTCGTCTTCGCCAAGCTGCCGGCCTTCTCCCAGGCGAAGGCGTACAAGGTCAAGGCGGTGATGCAGGTTTACTTCGCCGCGCTCGATGAGGAATGCACCAAGCACCAGGCCGAATGCGCCGCGCGGACGAAATGGCTGGAGGAATTTTCCACCGCGTGCAACGCGAAGACGATCCAGCGCTGGGCGGCCAAGATCGATGAGCGGGGAACGATCGAGCACGCGGAGATCGCCGCCTACGCGGACCGCAAATCGTGCCCGCACGAAAACGCCCGGCTGGAATGCCGGACGAAGAAGCCGCGCATCCCCGGTGAATTAATCCACGCGTTCAAGGCGCTCTGCGTGCAGCCCTCGATGAACATGGCGGCCGCCTGGCGCAAGCTGGAGATGGATTGGCAGTGCGGCCGATCGGTCCCGGGGATCGGCTCGATGACCGAGGCGCGCCAGCCGTTTCCTTTCAAGATCACGCAGCTGCGCAAGTTCGCGCCGAGCACGGCGGAGAGAAAGCTCGGCAATGAAGGCAAGGCGGCCGCGCTGCGCGATGCGCTGCCCCACATGACGCGGACCTACGAGACGCTGCGGCCCTGCGAGCTCTACATCCTGGACGACACGCGTAGCGACGTTACCGCGATTGACGACGACTCAGGAAAGCCGATGGACATCACCCTCTACATCTGCCTGGAAGCGGCCAGCCGGCGGATCGTCGGATATGCGCTGCGCGAAGGGAGCATGCATGCCAGCGACGTCGACCGGCTGATGGCGCGCGTGCTGCGCAGCTCCGGTCTCGCGCACCCGAACGCCGGATATAAGACCACGTTCCAGTTTGAACGCGGCACGGTCGCCTGCTCCAGCCAGCGGCAGCTCTTCCTGGAATCGATGTTCCCGTCCCGGCTCAGGATCAAGCGCACCTCGATGAACGGCGGGCAGAACTTCCCTGGCGACTACGTCCAGGAAAACAGCGGGCATTGGATGGGCAAGGGCGCCATCGAATCGTTCAACAAAACCCTCAACAATCGCTGCCGGCACATCGCCGGCCAGCGCGGCAGTATTTACCAGAAAGCTCCTAAAATGGTTGGCGATCCCAACTCGCCCCACGCCGGCGGCATGGTGGATGAAGCGGTGCAAACCGGAGAGGTCGCCCGGATCGGCGCGTTCCTCAAGAGCAAAGGGACCGACACCAATCCGCACGCCCGCGACGCGCTGGAAGCGGCCGGTCTCAAGATTCCCATGCTCCATCTCTCCGTCTTCCGTCAGGCGTTGTCCCAGGCGATCGAGCACTACAACGCGGAGCAGGGACACCGCCGGGAGGGCTTTCGCTTGCTGCCGGTGGAAAAGAAAAATGGCGGCCTCGAATATATTTCCGAATCGAGCAACGAACGCTGGACCTATCTCAACTGGCGGGAAGAGCAGCGCGGCACGGCGCCGCAGCGCATCGCGCCGGCCGAAGCGGCCATGCTGCTCTATAAGGCGCGGGCCGTCACGATCACGCAGCAGGGCGCCTGGATCGAGGTCGACAAACGTCGTTATCGCTACTGGCACGAGGACAGTATCGCCTGCGAAGAAGCGGGATTACTGACGGGAGTAAAGAAGCAATATATCGCGCTTTGCGACCCGGAGGACCTCTCCGAGATTTTCATCCTGCGCAACGCCGTTGCCGGCTACCGGGAGGGCGATACGGCGCAGTTCGTCGAGTCTCTGCCGCTCTATGAGAAGCCGCCGGTCAACGACGACGCGGCGCTGGCGCAGCAATCGCAGGCCCAGTGGCGCGTGCGCAATCGCAAGGTCGCGGCGCTCACCAAGATCTACGGGCCGATGCTGGCACAGCGGACGGAGGAGCGCCGCGCCGTCAGCAAGTTCATCGATGTTGTCACCACCAGTAACGGGGCTAACCGGGAGACAGCCGACTTGAGTTACATGACCAAGGGCATTCGGCTGGAGAAGAGCAAACACCCGAACCGCGACGACGAGGCCGCATCCGAGCCGACGCGCGCGGACCAGATGAAATCCAGCCAAGCCGCCCTGGCGCGGTCCCTGGCCGGCGCGGTCAACCAGGAGGAAGCGCAGCCATGATCCTGCTCGCCGCGCCCGCGCTCGAAGCGCTGATCGATGGTTACCCGGGCCTCACCCGGGAGCGGCGCGCGTTCATGGTCGACTACGTCATCGACACCGAGCCCGCGCACATCCCGGAGGTGCTCGACATCCTGCCGGCCGAGGAGCGCGCGTTTGTCCTGGCCTGCTTCGGCGAGACAGACGTGCCGCCCTCCTTCGCTTCCCTGCAGCAAACCGAGAAACCCTTGATGCCCCAAAAATCATGAACCAGCCCCAACCTTTCTACACGCCGCGCGCCGATCTCTCCGAACCCGGGAGCGAGCTGGCCGTCAACGGCTTCACCCAGCGCAACAACATCCAGATCGGCATGAACGTCGTCGTGCGGGCCGCGCGCACCCGGAGCGAGCGCGAGCGCGGTGCCATCCTCTGGCTCGCCAACTACGCCCGGCGGGAAAAGCTCACGGCCGATGCGCTGACCGAGGCGCTCGGGCTCGATCGCGCCGCGATCCGCGCGGCGCTGACCAACCCCGAGGCCGACATCAAGCAGTTCGTCGGCAAGGTGGAATCGCTGCGCACCGTGCTCGATGCGAACCTGAAAGAGCCGGCAAATACGCGCGTGCACCGCGACGTCACCGAGGCGCTGGAGTTCGCGACCGAGTCGGGCGCGATCGTCGAGGTGATCGGCAAGACGCGCATGGGCAAGACAGAATCGGCCGAGCATTTCCACCTCAAGAATCTCCAGCGCTCGATCTACTGCGTCTGCCCGGCGACCGACAGCTACAGCGATTTCATCTTCGCCCTGGGCCGCGCCTGCGGCGTATCGGTCGGCGGCGGCAAGATGGTCACACAGATCGAGGCGCAGATCCGCGCCATGTTCGGCCGGGGCGGCCTGACGTTCCTCATCATGGACGAGGGCCAGCGCCTCTGGCCGTCGGACATCCGGATCAAGCCGAAGCGCATCGAGTTCCTGCGCACGCTCTGGGACGAGAACAAGAAGGAAATCGGCATCGTCGTCCTGGCCACGCCGCAATACTCGGTCTCGATGAACCAGGCGCTCACGAAGAGCGAGCGCTGGGCGCCCGGGCAGTGGGAAGGCCGCGTCGTGCGCTGGCATTGCCAGGATACGATGTCCCGGGCCGACCTGGCCAAGGTCGCCTCCTTCCATTGTCCCGAGGCGGACACGCCCATGATCGACCAGCTCGTCCTGGGCGCCCTCGGCACGGAAGGGTTCTGCGGAGCGATGGTGAATGCGATCACCTTGGCGAGGTTCAAGGCGAAGCGTGAGGGCCATGCGCCCAACCTGCAGGACATCGTCAACGCCCAGGCGCAGATGGCCGCCGGCACGGAGATCGAACGCCTCGCCAAGAAAGGCGCCCGCAGATGAGCCCGGAAGAGCGCGTGCATAGCGCCCTGGTCGCGCACCGGGGCCGGGAAGCGGCGATCAGCGCGCCGCGCCTGTGCCGGCGCCTGGGCTGGTCCCACGGCCGCGAGCGGGATATCCGCAAGATCATCGAGCGCCATGCCAATAGCGACTGGCCCGGCGTGCTCTGCGGCGTTCCCGGCCTCGGATATTTCTTCGCCGCCGACCTGGAGGAGATCCACACGTACCGGAAGTACCTGGTCGCCTTGAAAACGGCGGCAGCTTCCAAGTTGAAGAATTTCGACACGGCCGCCGCCCGTGAAGGTTTCCAGATGAAGGAGGCCGCATGAGCGAGCAAGAGGCATGGATCGTCTCGCCCTGCGGCGACGTGCGCACGGCGGAAACGGACAAGTTCATCGCGTGCGTGTTCGGCAGCGGACTGCAAAAGACTGAGCGGGCCGCCCTGATCTCGGCCGCGCCCGAAATGGCCCAGGCGCTGGAGCGGCTGCTTAATCCCCAGGTCGTGGCGACCGAAGGATCGACGGAAGTCGTCATCGACCAGGACTCCCTCGCGGCGGACCAGCTTTTTGCACGGTGTGCGCTCCAGAAAGCCGGAGGTCATCCATGATCTTCCCGCTGCACCACTGCTGCGCGCTGCGTTGCACCGAGCTAATCGATCCGGGTGAGGTCATGTGCACGACGCATTGGAACATGGTCGCATTGCCGACCATGGCCCAGTTCGTCGCGCCGAAAGACGAGCATGATCGCAAGCGGGCACTCCTGAACGCCTTTATCGAAGTCGCCATGGCCGAAGGCGACATTTACCTGGTTTCTTCCCGATCGCCCGACGCTAGCCGGGCTCAACTCAAACCGCCTCTGGAGTTAAAACATCATGAGTAAGTCACGCATCAAAGCCGCGCCGAGCGCGATCAAATCCCGCGATGAAATGGAGAAGGTCGTCTCCGAGATCGCCCTGCTCACCCTTTCGGCCCGGGGCACGCTGGACCAGTTCAACGCCGAGCTGACGCAGTTGAAGGCCGGCTGCGCCGAGACCCTAAAACCGATCGAGGAGGAGCTGGGCCTCAAGATGGCGCTGGCACGCGATTGGGCCCAGGCCAACCCGGCCGAGTTCGGCGAGGCGCGGTCCATCACCATGTCGGCCGGCACGGTCGGCTTCCGCAAGGGCAACCCGACGGCCAAGCTGCTCAATAAAAAGTGGTCCTGGGAGAAGTCGCTCGCCGCCCTGCAATCGCTCAAGCTGACCCGGTACATCCGCACCACGTTCGAGGTGAACAAAAACGCGATCATCGAGGACCGCGACACCGAGGCGGCCAAGACCTTCGACGCCTTCGGAGTGAAGATCGTCCAGGACGACGGGTTTTACATCGACACCGAGCTCAAGACCGCCGACGCGCGGGTGAAGGAGAACGCGTGAGCACCGCTCTCCTCCGCGCCCTGGTCGCCTTCACGGCCGGCCTCGCCATCGTTATGCGCCTGGAGGGCATTCTGTGAACCAGACGATCTACAAATACCGGCTCAAGCTGGACGACGAGGTCGTCCTCGAAATGCCCCGCGATGCGATCGTGATCAAAGTGGCGGAGCAGTATGGGCATTTGTGTTTGTGGGCCGAAGTCGATTCGGACGCTAAAGCGACGGATCTGCGCACCTTCCTTATCGCGGGGACGGGGCGACCACTTCCTCGGCACGTCAAGATTCACGTCGGCACGGTTGTCATGCCGGGCGGCAATCTGGTCGTCCACGTTTACGAATTGCTGGGGAAGCAATCATGATAATGTCGCGCGACGCCGAACCTCTGCGCGGATCCAAGGCCGATCGACGCCGCTCCGCACCGGCCGGCGATCCGCCGCCGCAGGTGCTCTACAGCGCCGAGGCGGAAAAGGCGGTCCTCGGCTGCATGCTTGGCCAGCCACTGGACGTGATTGACGCGGCGATCGAGGCGCTAACGAAAGAAGACTTCTTCGTGCCGGCTCACCAGGAAATTTTTGAAGCGATGGCGGGGATGTGGAGTAACCGCGTTCCCGTCGACCTCATGACGCTCCACCAGTGGTTGACCGACCGTAAGCTGGCCGAGGCGGTCGGCTCGCCCGGCATTCTCGCCGAGCTGCTCGTTGGCTTCGCCACGCATCTCAACGTCGCGGCCTACATCCGGATCGTCAAAGACAAGAGCCAGCTGCGCCATCTCCTGCGCGCCTGCAGCGAGATCGCCCAGGACATCGCCGAGATGCCCGACTCGGTCCCGTCCGTCCTGGACCGGGCGGAAGCTTCCATCTTTGCCATCACGAGTCTGGAAGGCTCCCAGGGCATTGTCAGCGCGCGGGAGGAGATTGGCCGCGCCCTGGCCATGATCGACGCCTACAGCAAGCGCAAGGGCCACCTGCAGGGGATCGCCACCGGCTTCCACAAGCTCGATGAATTGACCGCCGGATGGAAGCCGGGCGAGATGATCGTCCTTGCCGCGCGGCCCGGGCAGGGGAAGACCGCCCTCGCGCTCACCTTCGCGCGCCACGCGCTGGACCAGCGCTACGACGAGGCGGCCGATGTCTGGCGCAAGCCGGGCCACGCCGTCGGCATGTTCTCGCTCGAAATGACGAACGAGCAGCTCATGCTGCGCCTGCTCGCCATGTGCGCGAGCGAAAGCCTGCAGCGGATCCGCCAGGGCGACCTGGATGCCCACTCCCTGCAAAAGCTCCGCCTGGTCGGCGCGGACCTGCAGGAATGGCAGCTCTACCTCGACGATTCATCGTTTTTGACCATCAACCAGCTGCGCGGCCGCGCGCGCCGGATGAAGCAGCGCTACGGCATCGAGCTGCTCATCATCGATTACCTGCAGCTGCTGCGATCGGAATCCGCCCAGGCGAAGGATAACCGGCAGAACGAGGTGGCGGAGATCTCGCGCGGGATCAAGGCGCTGGCCAAGGAACTCGGCATCCCGGTCATCATCCTGGCGCAGCTCAATCGCCGATCGGAGGAACAGAAGGCGCCGCCGGCGTTGCACAATTTACGCGAGAGCGGCGCGATCGAGCAGGATGCCGATGTCGTCATGCTCCTGCACCGGCAGGAGATGGCCGACGACGATGTGGAGACGCAGCGCAACGGCCCGGTCCTGCCCTACATCCTGAATATCGCCAAGCAGCGCAACGGCCCTACCGACGAGCTGAACATCCTGTTCCACGCGCCCTACACGCGCTTCGACGATCCCGTCCGGCATGAGACGAGGAGGGTGGGATGAGTAATGACTATCCATGCTTCTCTCCGGTCTGGCACGTGAATGTGATTAAACAGGGAAAGAAGGGCTGGGATCTCTGGTGCGCAAAGAAGACCGACGATCTGCTCAATAACAAAATCGATCGTGTCGAGTTTCAGATGGCTCGCTTCCTCTATGAAGCAAAACCGAGGAGCGAATCATGATTAAAGCTCGCCAACTCCCGCTCATCCGGTTCACGCGTAAGGCCTGGCGGCCGCCGGCAAAGACAAGCTCGTGGCGCTCGCGGCCGGTGATGGCCGTCGGCGCCGACTGCCGGCAGGAGGCGTTCCGTTTCCCGACCGGCCATCCCTCGATTTCCTACCAACTCCAACCCCGTCAACCCAAGGATCAATCATGACCACCGCCGCACCCGTCCGCCCGACCAAGCTCCTCGCCTTCCATGGCGACCCGAAGATCAAAGCCAAATACCTCGCCCGCATGGACGCCCACGCCAAGGCCGATGAGATCGTCCAGGGGGCCACCGGAGGGGAAGGTAAAGGCTGCGCCGTCTGGTGCACTTTCAACAAGTACGACCATTCCCTGGGTGAGCCGGAGATCGGCTTCCCCTACGCACTGATGCTGCTGGACGATCGCATCTTCGAAGGGGTGACGGTGAAGGCTTCCAAACCGTGGCCGCGCGCGTTCCTGGATGCGCCCGAGCCGGGCGCGGACCTGAGCCTCGTGCCGCACCAGTTCGCGATCTGGTTGCTGACGTCGCCGGACAGTCTCTATACGCAGGTCGTGAAGGAGGAGAGCGACCGGAAGATCCTCACCGACGTCGCCGAGCTCTACCAGCGCTTTGTTGCCG